AATTATCCATCCAAGTGGGAAGAACACAAGAAGAATTTCTTACCATATTGTCTTTTTAGTCAATTAAAGTCTGTCCTATGCAATATAGATAACAGTTATGCTCAAGAAGCAGGGCTCTATAGTGATAAATATAAGGTAGCGGGAAGGGTTGACTGTATCGCAGAGTACAATGGTGTACCGTCTATTATAGATTTTAAAACGTCAACCAAAGAGCGTAAAGATGAATGGAATGAGAATTATTACATTCAAGGTTCTGCATATGCAGAGATGTTCGGAGAACGAACAGGCATAGAAATCTCTCAGGTAGTGATTTTAGTAGTAACAGAGGATGGAACTGTCCAAGAGTTTGTAAGAGACAAACACGAATACCTAGATGCTCTAGTGGAAACCGTTGCAGAATGGAGCAAACAGAATGAAACATCTAGTAGCTATACTGGCAGTGTTTCTGTTAATGGGTAATCAAACCTTAGCGCAAGAAACAATTCCAGAATCAGAAGATTTAGGAGAATTTCCAAATTGGATTGTAACACAGAAACCTGTGATTTGTGGCCCTATAAAGGAAGTTATGGATAAGGTCAAAGAGTTTGGTGAAGAACCAATTTCCGCTTGGGTAGATGCAGAACAGAAAACTGCTGTCATGTCCTATATAAATGAAACCACGGGTACAACCACAGTATTAGAAATAAAGGATAAGTGGGCGTGTATTTTGAGTCAGGGAAAGGGTGGAATTTTACTTTCATTGCCAACAAAGATTAAAGGAATGCCAATAAGGCACTTGACTTATTAGTCCCCGTGTGTTATAAATAAGATACAATTTGATGATACGAATTGATAGCTGAACTGGACGTGGGGGCAGTACCCACCGCCTCCACCAAAAGGAGACTAATATGGTTAGGTCAATGATAGGGGATTCTGATGAAGAACCCTCTAGTACGAGAGGTAAGTAAGTGGATGTTTAAAGCATATATTCTTTGGAGCATATGTGCAGACATAACCTTACTTGCCGGTATAATTTACTTAGTCTTCTTTTGATGGGGGCGAAATAGGATCGACAGGCAGGGACGGATGAGTGGAGAATTGTCGGATGACTACGTTATCGGTCAAATTAGTAAATGCAAACGATAATATTGCATATCAAGATTTCGCTCTAGCAGCGTAATTGGATAGGGTTTCGGTAGGTTTCCTAGTAACAGAATAACCTACCACTTTATTCAAAAAGAGTATTGACAAATAGGCTAAAGTCTGGTATACTCTGTAAATAATGTCACTGATGAGTTTGTGAAATCCAAACGAAACACTTTGTGTCTGACAATATTGTCTACCATCATCTTGAAAGGATGAACACTACATGACTACGACTACGACTACGAAGGCAACTAAGGTTATTGCCGCTCTCGAAAACGGTACTGAACTTACTGCGAAACAGATTAGCGCACGATATGGCGTCAAGAACGCTCGCGCTCTGATTAGTTCCCTTCGTATGCAGGGTTATCCTGTATACCTCAACAAGCGGGTCAGCTCGTTTGATGGTGAAACTTACAGCAAGTACCGTCTGGGTACTGCATCACGTTCTGTGGTTGCTGCTGGTTATCGCGCAACTGCGATGAGTGTTTAACTAAACACCAAACAACGGGTGATGCCGTAATACATCCGAGGGGGGTCCACGGTTAACCCCCCAACCTTTTAACTAATTAAAGAGTACAAAATGGCACTGAACACCTCAAAGACATTTTCGATGGAAATTGAACGCATTGCAAATGAAAAGAATATAACTCATATGGAGGCCGTCCTTGACTATTGCCATCGTCAAGAGATTGAACCCGACACAGTGGGTCGCCTTATTTCCAAGAGTCTCAAAGAGAAGATTGAGGCTAACGCACGGGAATTGAACTTTCTTCCTCGACAGGCACAACTACCTGTATGAAACACCTTAAAGAAAATAACACTAACTATTTTATGCACCTTGCTCATGCGTGGGTAATGGCTACCGTTCTAATTATTCACGGGGTAATCCCCTGCATTTTAACTGATTGGGTATCGAAGCGTATCTGTAATGGAACCGATTGACGTTTATCTAATGTACTGTGCTATGAAAGCACACTTTGGTAAGAGCGACTATGACTTTGTGACATACAAGGGCAAGACTCGTATCAAACGCGATACCTTCTACAAACGCAAGGACAGGTCGTTCTTCGTTAGATTGGCTCGCAAGTACAAGACAGAACAAGAAATTCAAAACTACTTTGTAGCAAATTTCATCAAAGATAAGAAGGGGTATATTGCCAACTTCAATGATGAGAACCATGAATCATGGAAACTTAAACGTCAGGGTTTCTTTGAAATGTTTGAGGTAGAGATGAAACCTCTAGTGGATGCGTTTGAGGATTTGTTCAAAATAGAAAACGGACAACATCCTAAATTGATGAAAGAGTTTCTAGGTGGCCGTGTGTCATTAGAAACAATAATCATATTGGATGAGTTAGTTGGTTATGGACCGCAATGGGATACGGAATTGAGGGATGATATTATATGGATTGATTTAAACAATCTGATGAATAATTACGAAAGGTTCTTGACAATTGATCAAGAACAGTATAAGATAAGACTATTGAAACTCATAGAGGAGTCCAGTTGATGGAAGCAAGAGTAGAAGCGTTCTTTGAGGCACGGTGCCGGGAACTAGAAAACGAAGTGAAGGCAATGCAATTTGTCAACGCTGAGATGTCGGTTAAAAACGACGAACTGGCGGAGCGGGTTACCCAACTCTCTAATCGCCAACCGACTTGGCCTAAGGGTTATAAACCACAGCGTCGGTTTAACACCAGCAAGTAGATGATGTGCCGCCGTAGCTCAGTTGGTAGAGCAATTGATTTGTAATCAATGGGTCAGGAGTTCGAATCTTCTCGGCGGCACCATTTACCAACTAACTTAAAGGATATGTTTATCATCATTAAAAAATGGATTAAATTGATAAGTAAGTGGTTGGAAGGCAAACCGCAACCCAAATATCTTGGTAGGAAGTAGAAAGATAAATTATGAAAGTAAGAATGACATCACATTCTACACCAGATAACATTATTGGTGTAGATGACGCACAGGAACTCATTGCATATTGTGCAAGGGTATCCAATCCCGGCAACCAGAACAACAAAGATACGAGCGAGAAGCTTATCAAGTATCTCATCAAGCATAAACACTGGTCACCACTAGAGATGGTTAGTGCATGTCTGGAGATTGAGACAACGCGGGATATTGCACGACAGATTCTACGTCACCGCTCGTTCTCATTTCAAGAGTTTAGTCAGCGGTATGCAGACCCTACCAAGGATTTGTCTTTCGAAGCAAGGGAAGCCCGTCTGCAAGACCCAACTAATCGCCAGAACAGTGTGCCTCTGAATTTAGATATAGAAGATGAACGGCGTCTGAATGAAGACTTCCGTATGAAGCAACATGTGTTGTGGCGACAGGCCGAAGAAATATACAATTGGGCGATTGATAAAGGTATTGCAAAGGAACAGGCTCGTGCAGTGCTGCCAGAGGGTATGACTATATCCCGTCTATACATGAACGGTACACTGCGCTCATGGGTACACTACATTGACCTACGGAGTGCCAATGGTACACAAAAGGAACATCAGGATATTGCGATTGCGTGTGCTAACGAGATCGCAAAGATTTTCCCTCTCATGAAGGATATCAGTAATGTCTAGGGCAGTTGTCATAGGAAATGGTGAGTCACGCAAGTGGTTCAGCGATAAACAGTATGAGGTTGATGCTGTCACATGGGGTTGCAATGCAATCTATCGTGATATGGTAACTGATAACCTCGTAGCAGTTGACTATGGTATGCAACAGGAAATCCATGAACGATGCGACTATAGAGACATTAATTGTCATTTCGCAAACTGGTCAGTGCTTCCTGCTAGTGTAGCAGATATGATGTTCTTGGGATATGATATTCCAGAGGCATTCATTCATAAGAGTTCGCCAGTAACAGACCAGTGTGTTATATCAGGGAAAGACCCTATGACACTTCATG